TACTTTTGTGTCAGTCATGGTATTTCTCCAAAAAGGGCCATCATCCAGACAGCCAAGGTAAGCGGGGCTAGCGAAACCACTAGCCCCTGACCGAAAGGGTCTAAGTTGTAAACGGAGTGGCCGGTGTGGCAGTACAAGAAGTATTACCAGTAATAGTCCACAATGTCGCAGAAATACACTCAACATCAAAGATACCGCCGATCAAGCCACCAGTGGTGGTTGCGTTCATTGATAATCCGATGTGAGTTGTACCATCAGCGAAGTGAGTTTCATCAGTTGCAGCAGCCTCGATTGCACCAACCAAGCTGCCCACAATAAACGTGGTAGCCGCATCGGTATCAACCTGATAAGCGGCGGCGGTTAAGTCAACAGTTACGATGAAACGGAACTTCAACCCGACCACAGGTGCTGGCAGGTCAAATATAATACCGGCTGCGCGATCAAACAGGACGTTAGCCCCTGACTGAGCGGCGGTAAGGGTTAAGGTTGCACCAGTCCCAGAGATTAAGGCAGCGCCTGGACCCTCTGATTTCTGGATAGTGGAAGCACCATCAGTAGTAACAACACTGACAATACAGAGAGATACGATAGTGTTAGTCTCGTCGGTGACAACCATAGTATCATTGACTTTCATTCCCAGGTCGAAACCATCAGAAAAATAGTCTGCGCCCAAGACTGTAGCTAGGGCATCCCCGTCTGTGTAATGCCACAGTGAGCCTGTTGAAGCGCCGACTCCTTGTGAAATTAACCGAGGAGGATTAGTAATTGCATAAGCCATTGTCTATTCTCCTTAGCTTAGGGCAGCTTCAAGGTGCGGCATTTTAATGACCCCTGAATTCTGCAATAGTTTAGATCCCATGTAGGTAGAGCAACGCGCCCAAGATTTATCATTCTTGTCGTCATATCCTACATACGTTTGTACTCGCTCCATGTCGCAAGCGTGACCAACAGCGTTTTGTGAGTACATAAAGCAAACCGCGAGGTCAGTACCAACACCAGGCAGGTCAGCATCGACAATCCAGTTAACGCCATACCAGTTAAAAGCGTAAGACTTATCAACGCCTTCAAACGGCTTACTTGAAATATAGTCAGCAGAAGTAAACTGATTTAACCCCATTAACTTACCGTAAAATGCTGGTGTGATTAACGCGAATACCGGCGCGTCTTTTAATGCAAACGCATTGCCGAGTTTGGTTTTCGCTAACGTCACAAGGTCCAGAGTTGCTACAGCAGCAGCGCCCCAGGTGTTTGTCGCATTACCCAGTGCGTCATGGATGTCATTGTCAATCTGGCGATTAATAACAGCCATACAAGTGTGCTGCATGATTTTACGACCATCGCCTTGTGAAGCGAAGATGTTAAAGTTGGTCCTTTCAGGGACATCATGCCACTCTTTTAAAGTGACGGTGAATTGATTTAGGTTATCAGGACGTGTTGGAATGTCTCCATTCACGCCGCGAGTAACAGCAGTGGCACCACCGGAATCTGCAACTAGAAAGACCGCTTCATTACCACGGACTTCAGTTTCAGTAACTACAGTATGACGAACAAGGGTCTGCCTTTTCTCGAAACCTGCAATATATTCCTGACGGTACGTACGGTTGTTCATTTACAATTTTAATGCTTTTGTGCGTTAATAGCAACTTTGCATCGGTTAACGCCCTATTTCAAAGGCGCTTAACGATGTTAAGTCTTTATTGCCAAACACAAAAGCTCGTTATCATCCCTAAAGTCGCCACCGCTTCTTTCGCTTCTAAAATGCCATTCTGGACCCTGCTTAAAAGCAACAGATGTCACCATTTCTGTTCTTGGTGATCTCGAATCGTTATCAAAAAACATTACTCTACTCTTAACGCTTTCTACTTTTGGGTTGTTTTTTATATATTCAATTAATTTATCGGTATTCATTATTTAATCCCCCTTAGTTTTAATTGCATAGTTGCCTTACGCCTGGACCGGTACACTTTCACCTGCTTAGCCTGGATCAAGTTATTCATCCATTTACGATGCGCATACCGCATGTGTGCGCCTTCATCAAGCCTGATATCAAACTTATCAGAAACAATAGTAATGGGCAGAACAAAGCCCACCTCTTTAACGTCATCGATGCAGGCAGCGTAAACCGTGTGACCTACCTTAACTAACTGCATAACTTCTCCTTTATCACATCTAAACTCTGTAGTACTTCGGTAGTCTTTCCGCCGCTAAAGTGAATTGTCGAGCCTGATGTTGGATGGGCTGTTATGCAATTAACGTTATCCATATCAACTAGAACTTGATTGTTTTTGCCGGTTGAGTATTTCCTATTAAGAATCATAATCCTACACATAAATCACCCAATTTTTAGCAGCAACCATATAAAAAGGAAACTCAGTTAGTAATTCCCGACCACGATTAGGGCTTGTTAAGTAAAACCTGCCTCCCTCAAATGACATCACAGAGTCTTTAAAGCCCTTTTGACACACTTTGTTACCGTTGCTCTCCATCTCGGTACAGGGGCTAACTTGGCTTTAATGTCAATATACTTAGGCTCATGCTCATCATTCAAGATAGCAAGGGCAAGGATCAACCCATTGGCCATTGCTGGCTGGTTAACGCGATGCTCTGCTATCTCTTTCACGATGGCTTTTACTTCGGCTTTAGTGGCCATTAATAACCCCCTGCCATGATGGTTACAAGCTTTTGGGGCTTCTTACGCGCCGGGTTGCGGTAAGAAGCCTTACGAGTATTAGTTCTAACCGTTGAGCGGCCACTGGTGTTACTGGTTTTCTTAAACTTCTGGTTGCTCGGTTGATTGCCGTAATCAGATTTATGTGCCATGTTTATTGCCTCATATTTTCTTGTGCTGTGATTAAATCTTGGTACCGCTGTTGTGATTTGCCGTCTTTAAACCAGGCATCCGTACCCATTTTAGCTTCGAGTGTCGCTATCTCACTGTCAATAGCTTCAGTTGGATTGGCTGAGTTAGGAACTACAGTGCCAGCCGGGTTAACCTTCCGCGCAACGTCAGCGAAAAACTGAGCCACTTCAGGCGAGTTAAACATTGCTCGACCATCTGCCATTCTCGCGTTCATGAAATCTTCGCGTACAGCTTCAGGGAGTTGCTGGGTTAGGCCGCTGATCATGTTGATGTTGGTTTGGTAGTCAGAACCCCATTGCTCATTTAACATAGTGCGGGTATTTTGAGTATCTAAGCCGTCTTGCTGCACAATCTGCTGCTCTTCTGCTGCCCTGGCGGTGAGCATGGCATTGGTTAACTGACCCATAACATCGGTGCTAACGTTGTTATCGTGAGCCACTTTAAACACCTCATCCATAATTCGGGAGTCAGTATCACCAAGCACCAAACCCTCTTCTAACGAGTCGCTGTAGCCCTCTGCTGAATCAGGGATGCCATTAGCTTCGCGGTACTCTGCGATTTGCTCATCGGTTGAGTTTTCATCCAGACCGACAGGTTTAACACCTTCACGAATTTTGTCTTGAGCTTCAAAATGGATTTTGGTTAGGGCTTTTAAATCTGTCACCCTGCCTAGTTGTGTCAATCTTTTGGCGGATTCATCTTCACTGAGTCCTAGCGAATCAACTAACTCGTTGCGCCATGTTTCAGGTAATGAACTGTAGAACGGATCTGCTGGCGCTGGCTCAGCCGATGGTGCCGGTGCCGGAGCAGGAGTTGGATCACTTACTATCGTAGGGATCGGGGTTGCTGGATCGACTACTGGTGCCGGATCGCCACCACCAGCATCAGGCTCTGGCGAGCGGTATACTTGGGTAATTCTATTTAAGTTAAACATTATTTTCGGCCTCGGTATCGTATTTGCCTATCGGCTGTTTTAGTAATCTAGTGATGTTTTGACCGACAAACGCCCGTCCATTTATAAAGGCTGTTTCGTCAAAACTATTTGGTACGTAAAGCAAATCGTGCGCTCTACATAGTGCTTCTACAATATATTTAAGTGCTGCTTTCTGCTGGTATTCTGTCGCGGCCCCCTTGCTTAAGTTTTTAAGTGCTTCATGCTCGTGCTTGTGTGGCTGCCTAACCTGTAGGCTTATGTTCTTAGGTTTCACTGTTGCGCCTCGCCCTGTTGAGCCATTGCAGCAGCTTGCATTAATGCTTTCTGCTGTCTGACTTGTGCCACCTGCTCTGGACCGTTAAGCCACTGTGCCGGTGCGCCCATGCCGTTGATGGCATCGCGTAGAGCAACGTCGAAGTTGATGTTATCAATAACGCCTTCGTCGAGAGTTGCAGCTTCGGCAAGCATACGGCTGACCTGGTTAAACTTGTTGGCTTTCTTCTCTTCTTCACTCTCAGACAGTGGTGAAGTAAACTTGAACTTAACATCACGACCACTTAAAGAATCGGGTATGTCGTAAGGCGAACCAAGTAAGCCACCTTGCATAGCAATTTCAAAAGCTACTTCACACAATTGGCCGTTGTATTCTGACTCGATGGGGGCAAACAAAGGAAGGTTTTCGCGTCTGAATTGCTTCATTCTTTCACTTACTTCGTAGGCTGTCATTTCTCTTGTAACATCAGGGAGGGATAGCTTGTTAAGATAGAAAGCGCTTGCTAACACTTGCTTAATGTCGCCGCGCATTTCTAAGCCTATCGGGAAGCCACCGCGATCTTGAGCAATAGGGCGCAACGCTGCCCCCATCTTTTCGTCGTACTCGTCATCTACCCAGGTAATCCCGTCAGGTGCCAGGTCAACATCTGAGCGTATAACTTTTTGAGTGGCTATCATTGGCGGTCTTGCGTAACGCTCACCAGCCTCCAGCAGCGTGTGAGTCATCGCTTGCAATGCTCTTGCATCAGGTAGACCGACAACAGTGGCAGGAGAGTACGCATAGGCTCCCCCTGCGATAGTTTGAAATCGAGGGATGATGTAATACTTGTGGTTAATGCCAACAGCTTCAATTAAATGGTTGTTGGCCACGTCAATGAATATGGAAACGTAGGGATTTTTAATTGAATCATCGCCATACATTTCACCAGGCAGGACCATGTGATGCACTTCGCTTGTCTCAAATGGCTTATCTTTAACGTTTTCGTTTACTTTTGTGTGGACCTTATCACCGAAATAGCTCTTTTGTTGTGCATTGGTTGGTTTCCACCGCCTAACCACACCAGATATTGAACCGGTTTCGTCCTCAAACCATGCCATATCCCTTAAATGCCAGTTTCTAAACAGTAAGCCATTCTTGAACTTGTTCATTTCAATGCTAATAGCGCACTGGCCAAAGGTGGCAAAATCATGATCGCCTTCTTTGGTGGCCCGGACAAAGTTAGCTGAACGATCATCAAATAAGTCTTTTAACCGGCCACTCGCCCACTGTAGCCAAGCCTCACCGTCATAGTCGGCCTCGCCTTTAACGCCCATGCTGAACCAATCGCCATCACGCAACATGGCACTGAATGAGTTACCCAGGTCACGCCGTACTAAAACAGGATACGAGTCGACAAGTAAATCCGCTAATTCGTTGCCGATGTTACGAGTCACAGTGAAGTCAGCCCGTTCTGGGTAGAAGTGATCTGCTAACGTTTGATATAGCGACAGCATAGGATACTGCTTAGTAAACAAATCCTCTGCCTGTCTCTTTAGGTCATGGACCTCTAATTTAGCCAAGTTTGCTACTCTCACTCATGATAGTGCTAGCTCTACCGCTTGTTTTACGGCGCTTAATTTCTTTTTCTTTAGCTCGCTTACCTGCTAAATCTTCAGGGTCCGGCGCTAATGCTGGATCTGGTATTTTTGGCATTTCAGGAGACTCAAAAAGCCCTCCGGTAACTGTGTGTAACAACTTCTTAACATCACCCATTGCAAACCCCTTGTTAGTTGTTGCGATTTTACCATTTACGGCTTATTTTATCAAACCTTGAGGCTGAACGGTTGGTTTTTTTGCCGCCACTGTCAAACCTTTTAGCAGATCTATCCGCTGTTATCTTGGCTGGTGGTGTCCAGTTTGCATCCTTAGCCTTGCGAGTCATTGACGGGAATAGCTCAGTTAATGCCCAAATCCTAGCGTCTGCCCTGTCCGGTGACTTCAAACCAACATATCCACCGGTAAGCATTGCCACCATCTGATCTTCCATTTCAGGGAAGTAACCAACGTGGTGAACCTTGCCTAATTCATCCAGTGCCGCTATTGGCTCGGCTCGTACAATCTTACCTCTTGTGGCTATTACGTGTTGATAGGGCAGGTCGGGGTTTTTAGCCTGAAGTACCGCACGGACCATATCACCGCCAAAGTTCTTCTCACCCACCACTCTGTCTGCCTGGTGCCGCTCATACGCTTCATTAACGATATCGGCCCATTGCTCAGGACTGTATCGGCCTGATAAGTCTTCAAGTATATAACCGTGGCTATCGGTGCCTAATGCAGCAACCACGATGCCTATTTCATCAGAGCGGTAATCTTCATCGCCTGAACAACCAGATGGATCGACAGCAATGACAACTCTCAACCATTGCGGGAGCGTTCCCTCTTGCCCTAATCGCCGGTTAGTGGCCAGGCATTCTTCAGTCCACAACTGACCATCGCTATCATCAGCGAATCGACCAAGCAAGAATCTGTTACGCGCCTTTTCTGGTAAGCCATCAAGGAAGGAAATGTATTTAGGATCTAGGTTGTCGATGTTATCGCCGGGGTTGATTAGGTAAAACCCAAAGTCAAAAGGGTTCTTTTCAGGCTGCTTAGTTTCAGGGTTTCGCTTCTCTACGAATCTTAAGAACGTCCAGTGCTTTTTAGATGGGGGGTTGAAGTCGTAATAAGCCTTAAGGTTTAAGCAATCGGTCTTTTGGGCCAAACGGGTTAGCGCCAGTATTACCGACTGCCAGGGTATCTGTGAACACTCGTTAAAATAGATGGTGGCAAACTCCATGCCCAATATCTTTTCGGCACGCTCTTTGTCGTCCAGGCCACCAAACCATACCTCTGAACCATTAGGCAGCGTCAAGAACCAATCGGTTTTATCAAGGTTAGAGTTTTGCATCAGGCCGGGGAAACACAGCGACATAACTTTAGGTAGCGTGTCGCGGATGATTGTAGCTTTGATTGCGTTGAACCGATACCTGAATATAGCATGGCGCGATTCTTTAGCCCTTAATGCACGCAAGATCACAGCACGAACAAGGAGAAAAGTTTTGCCGGAACGTGATCCTCCGCCCAAGGCAATATGGCTAGCATCGCTAATCAATACGTCCATCGCTTTGTCTTGTGCTGTGGTTAGCTCGAATTCGGTCATTTTGTATTTGTATTCATTTTTAGAAGTATATTCCCGTAATTTTCCTTACTAATCTGCATAAGCATTCATTGTGAGTGAATAACTATAACTTAGCATCCTTGCCTTCGATGTTAATGGTGACGTTGTGATCAACTTTCTCCGCAGCGTCCCACCCTTCCATAGCCCTTAATTGCTTTATAGCGTCCGTCTGAGAGTGTGTCTTGAACTTTATGCCATCCTTGCCCACCGACACCTCGCTAACTACCCTGGCGGCCTTCTCGCTTATCTCATCGCTATCTTTGAAGGACCACACTGACTGTTTTTTAACATTGCCCTCATCATCCTTGATTTGAATGGTGGAAAAATCAGCAATATCATTTATCTTGGTTTTGGCAATATCGGTGAGTATTTCCATTGCCTCAGAGCGGCTAAGTATTGAGTTTCCTGCGCTTTCTTCAAGTAAAGATTCGTAAAAAGCATTAACCTGAACTCTTTTGAACATCTTGTGCGCAGCAGAATCAGCAGAAACATCGTTTTTAGCCTTGCCGCCAGCAGCATAATAAGCCCGTCTTTGGGATAGATTACCTTTAACCATATTGATGACAGTTTTACGCTGTAGGTCAGTTAGTTCCCTTGATAATTCAAGTTGTTTTTCGGTGAATGTGAATATATTTGAACTCATGCTTGTTGCTTTTTACAGTTAAATTTATATATCGCCTTGACTTTCTTAAGTCTTTCTTCGGCACTATTCCCAATGTTCATTCTTTCAAGAACCCCAGTCACATAGCCCATTTCATATTGCATTTCTGCCTCGGTTAAGCCGTCCATTGCTAATCTAAGGTGTTTTGAGCGTGCTGATTTATTTGTTTTCATATCAAAGGCAAGCGCAAAACATCTAGCCTCTAACTGTGCTGGTGTTATCGCATTGGTATTCAAGCTAATTATTGCTAACAATATTATAATCGCTTTCATAGATACCTCGATTGTCTTATTTTCAGTTGATAGTAATAATTTATTTTCGATGTTAAATGGAACAGGCCGCAAGCTTCACATTTGTAGTGCTTAAGTTTGTATCCTTTGTTTAACAGTATTCGTGCGGCCCTCTTTGCTTTTTTCTTGTGAGATACGCCTTTTTATCGCACATTAACACGCTGCACTTACAGTAAAGCTCACTTCATCACCGTGCCACACCTCCGGGTTAGGTGCCGCTCCTGAGTTGGTGTAAATACCGCAGACCTTCCACGTTCCCGCCGTTACAAAGTCAGTCGAGTTAGTGAAAAATTCCATGTATTCATTGCCGCTAAATACTACGCTTGCACCATCGACAGTTACCGTTACGTTTGATGCTGGCGCTGTTACTCGTGGGTTGGCCACCGTTATTTCTGTTCCGGCCGGGTTGGTGAACTTTAAAGCTAGTGCTGTATTGCTGGATAGGTCGGTGCCGGTATCATATCGAAACGGCTTGCCTGATTCTGTTGCTTTTAATGCCATTGTTATTCCTTAATATTTCCTTGAACCGCTATGCCTGTTGCGTCCATAGCGGCTATTAATGACTGCCCGGTTATATCTAAACTTACCCTAATTAATTGGCCGTTCGGATCAATACTTGATTGTAGCGCGAATTCACCGATTTGACTAACTTGAAGCGATTCGCCGCTAATATCTAAGTTGACTCTGAGGCTTTCTCCAGTAGGATCTATTCTGCCTGGTACGTTAAAGCTTGGACCGGCGAATAGACCTTTTCGTTGCCAGTACCTTTTAGCCCAGTACCGGGGGCTGAAATAACGTGAGGGAAACATTAACCTGCTGCATCCCTGACTACTACGCTTCTGTTACCGTTTGCGTCCACGGTTGCTGTTAGTCGCGTCTTGCTTCCGTCTGCCGCCTTAATGACTACAGTGTTTGTTTCTGCGCCTGACAGGACGCCTGTGCTTGCTGACAATAACAGCTTTAATGCTTCTTCG